CACCTTCATTCTCAGATACACCAACTAAGACCCGACCATTGCCAAATCGTTCCCAAGTCCCACCCATAATGGTGGCTGGACTGGTACTTGACGTGGACTCGTAAATGACACCCACTGGGTAAAAGATATCAAGAAGTTTTTTATTCTTCATATAAATCTCACCATCGAAATAAGCAGGTAAACTCCCATCCACATCAAGCACCCCTCTTGTCCATGCTTTGCCTATCCCCATACCTGATGGACTTAAGCCGTAGACAACCTTTTCTGGACCAATAGTAAATTCAAAGGTCGTGGAGTAAAAGAGGTCTGCGAGCGTTCCAATAATGGTGTAGGATTTCGTGGTATCATAGGCGCCACCTAAAATAGCTTGGAAATCTGTTTTTGTGTGTTCCGTTGTCGACGTCCAGTTGGCAGCACCAACAGCGTTTGTGACCTTCTGGCCACTTGTCAAATCAACCACTTCCCATGTCAAGGTTGCCTTGTTCTTTTGGACACTATTGATGGTTAAAGGAGCAATCTTAAGCTTTCGTGTGACCGTCACCTGATTCATACTAGAACCAGCACGAACCGCTGAGAATGAAAAGATAGGTTTGAAATACTCTAATAGGGTTATCTCTACTTCTTTTCGAGCACTTTGTCGCCCTCTCGAATCGGTCACATAGGCAGAGACCTTAGCGCGACCAATCCAGTTGATACCTCCCAAAAGACCGTTATTACTCGTTACCACATTAGGCAGTTGAACCCACTGATTATTCTCAAATTTAAAGACCTCTGCACGATAACCCGTCGAAGGAATGGTCGAACCGTAAATACCTGCTCCTTGATTGAAGGTCACTTTAGGATTAGACACCAACTGGGCAAAACTTGTGCCAGTTAAAATCGTTTTTGCAGTGGCATGTGATTCTGAAACAGAAATACTGCCCAAAGTTGGAACAACAGACGTCGGTAGGTTGAGGGTAATGGGAATTGTCATTGAGCCTATCGTCTTTCCACCATAGATAGTGGCTAGCGTTAAATGCCCATTACCTGAGGTGCTATTTGGTATTTGAGTTGCTAATTGAGAAATCGAAGGCGTCCAAGTTACAGAGGTCGCAATGCCTGATCCAATCGTGCCGCTTAGACTCCCAAAATGCCAGGTCATGTTATGGGTAAAATCACTACTGGCACGTTTAATCGTAATAGTTACGGCTTGTCCCATCATATTGCCTGACACCGTGGCACTAGATGACCGTGGGATATCACTTAAGCGTAGCGTTTGTGACCCCGTATTTAAGGTGCCAGGCGACCAACCCCCAGAGCCTGAAAAGGTCGCTGAAAAACTGATGGTTTTGGAGCCATTGGAATCATGCGGTACAGTAATGGTCTTATCAATCAAGTGGAGGGAACTATGAGCCGTGTACATATCGGGTCGCCCTGACCAAGAAAGTGTCTGCCCATTGATGGACACACTCGCCCTACAGTCATACATCCCAAAGGTCGTATAACCATTCTTTAGCCAGAGTTGGACTCGGACAGTAGATGTATTGTCAGCGGTCGAAGTGCCTGTTTCTTCCACTCGCAAAAGTAGGGTATAGCCCCTATCATTATTTGAACCATAATCTGCCATAAGGTCTCCTTTCTACTTGGCATCAATAAAACGACAAACCAGATGCTTGGCATTATGCCTTGCGGCTTCTAGTCGGTAATATCCAACCTGTAAGGTCTCCACAAAGACCCCATGATGAATTTTAATCACACCAGCTGTGACAGTCATGACGGCATTCCCAGCTGACTTAATCATCATCCCTTGTGGGGTTAATTCGATATACTCAGAGTTATCCTTCTTACCGATAATAACCCCATTGTCACCAGCTCTCAGATAGGTATTGACAAAGTTAAGCAAGAGACTGTTGGCTTTAAGATCAGCTTCAATCGCTGCGATACGAGCCGTATTATCAATAAAGTCTTGATTAAATTGCGCAAGGACGGCTTCATTATTTTTCTCAAATTCTTTATAAGACTTGAGCCAATCGGCCACTTCTTTTGCCAACGCTCTCGCTTCAAGATCCACTCGGAGAGATTCTGTCTTTTCGGTTAGAAGGTCTAATTGTTGCTTCATGAAGCCATTATCTGCCTTGGCATCAATCTGGGCGATCAGATCGTTCAAAGACGGTCCTGGAGCTGAAGCAACGTTTCCATCTTCTAGTTGAACATTTCGAAGATAAACCACATCTCCCACCGCCCATATTCCTGACTTCAGGTAAAAGACATAGGAATGATTCTGGGCACTAGTAACCTCCCAAGACACCGAATACCGCTGCCAGCTAGAACTAACTTGAACAACCTTAGTCCCGCTCAGTTCATTTCCGATGGTAAGACTAACCGTCTTACTTGCCTTGAGGTCCACACTAAACGTCATATTAGCACCAATTCGACTTCTTAAATCATAGAAGTTCCGATGGAAGCCGCCAGTACCTGCTTTGGTACAGGTCATCTTAACCGTCACGCCACTGACAGAGCTCGTATCCTCAACCACCTCCTTCTTCCACTCAGAGGTAACAGATGAAAAAGTCATCGCTTTCATGGCATAATCGTCAATGTAATTGCGACCACCCAGTTCCGTTCCCTCAAAAAAGGATGACCAGATATAGTCACCAGGATTGGTTGAAGGGGTTGCGCTCTCCCTATTGACAGCTAGACCAAGGTAACGTTTGCCTGTTGGATGGCAGAAAGTCCTTCTCCCTTGTCACTATCTGCATACATCCGCCAAGTATAAAGGTTCTTTCCGTCCTTACCAGCCTTTCCATCCATACCCTTGTCCCCATATACACCGATGACAACAGGTGTTGTGACTGTCGTTGAGCCATTGGTGAAAGTGGTTTTTTCATAGTTCCACAGATATTTAAGCGTTGAGGTGAGAAAGGGAATGGTTGTGCTCCAACCAGAGTTTGTTGTGGTAATACCAGTCTTTTGTGCAGAGACTAAGTAGTACTGCTCCCTTAATTGAATGCCCACCCCATCTGCTCCAGCGTCCCCCTTTGGTCCAGGGGTTAAAGAGATAGTTTTAAGATCAACTTTTGTCGCTAGGCTTTCCCCCCTCACCTTTAGGAGGGGCGTATCAATGGAAAGATTCCCATCCCTATCCAAACTAAAGACCGGGGTGTGCCAGCCAGGAATAACGACCTTATCTGCTTCAATTTCTAGGCTCTTCACATACTCTGATAGAATCTGTTGGGAAACAAGTCTTGTCATCCATGCTGAACTAGAGACGGTCAACTCATCAATCTTAGCTTTTTGAAGGGCTGCGACTCGTGCTTCTAAGGCATCAGTTGCCAGATAATCAAGCGCAGCTTTCTTCCCAGAACGCTCGCCTTCTGCTTTGGCCTTAGCGATACCATCTTCAACTTCTGTTTGAAGACGCTCAAAGTGCCTATCAAAGACCTTGTTAAAATTAGCTCGCTCCTTAGACGCACGGTGTTCTGTAACCGACTGATTGACATCAAGAATGGTCTTAGCCGCACTGGTTAGCGAATTGTTTCCTGATGATCCAGAGTTTGTAAAGCTAACCTCATCATCAAAGGTCACCGAAAGATACACTTCTTCTAGAGCGTCAAAGGTATAACTAACTGCCTTTTTCTTAACATCTACCTTGTGCTTTTGACTTTTAAGAATGACTGTATCTCCCAGATGGACTTCTTGACCATCAAGCTGATAAGCTTCAACGGTTATCTGTCTAGAGATGCTATCGATGTGCTCATGCGTGAACTTAGCCATCGCCCATTGGCGCAATTCTTCCTCTCTCTGAAGTGTGTTATTCTCATACCGTGCTTCGTGGACATAAGGGTATTGGTTAATGAGGGGACTTTCCACAACGACAGAAAGAACGGTATCCTCATCACTACCTTCTGCCTGAAAGGTTGAGGTCGCATAGATGCGCGTAATGACCTTCTCAGAATCACCCTTATCCTCAAAAGCTTTCAGATTGTGATGGCTTGTGAGAATAACTCCCTTATCGTTGCCACGGTGCTGCTTAACTATCAGCTGAAAGTTATCACGAACGAGCTCACCTTCCCAGGTTCCAAGGATGGAATGTTTACCATCCATTAGAGCTTGATAAAGTGTCAAGTCTTCGTCAGACACATAGGTATGACGCTCCGTCACATCACTGTCAAAGCTAAAAAGTCCTAAATCAGATGGACAAGCCTCAACCAGCCTCATCAAGGCTGATTGACAAGTCGTGTTAGTCGCTGAAAAAGGCTTAACCTGACGCTTCATCACATCATCAGAAATGTGATAACACTCAAGCTCTATCGTATCGTCTTGAATCTTTACCTGCTTAACACGAAAGAGCTGCTTTCCCAAATCAGGAGTTGGACACAAAATCAACTCATCTGCTCTAAGGGTTTCATGAATACCTGAATCCGTAATCGGATAAGTTAAATGGAGCTGAAAGGTGCTATTCAGCTCCTCTTCTACCGTTGCACTCACCGTTTCAAATAATGGCTGACCATTCCATTTCGGTGTCTTTGTTTGACCGTCAAGAAGGTAAAGCATCATACCCACCCCCAATTCGTCTCAAAAGTGAGCGATAATATCCCACTACCCAAAACAACACCAACAGACTGAGTTGGATGACTGGCATCAATCGTGATAAAATCCCCAGACCACTTGGCAGCTTTCCCTGATAGGGTCTTAAAACTAGGACGATCAGGGTGATTAACCATAACAAGAGGCTCTGTAAATTTCTCAATGCGGATCACCTGGTCACCTACCGTGAATGAGGTTTCTGACACCGATTGACCGGTGATGGTAATGGTAGGAAAGGCAAGGGCAGAGCCTTGTGTTTTTAACACACCATTGGCACTCAAAACTTGCCTATCCACACTCTTAAAAAAGCGAGTGGGGTGACAGATAAAGGTCACATCAATCACATACACATCGTGGCCATCCTGCTTGATGTCAAAGCTATCCGTTCGGTAACACCAAAGCCTGGTGAGCTTAAGGCGTTCACTTTCTAGCCAAAAACCTTCCTGCATGAGATAAGCCGAGAACTCATTGACCTCTTTCTCACTCGCACCAATCAGGTACAAGCGGTAAGGCTTTTCAATCACATCACGGTGTTTATTGGTTTGAACAATCGCCCCACTCAACCCACGATGGTCTAAGAGTTGCGTTTTAGACCGTGGCACTTGAACGCTCGGTCTATCTTCCACAAGCACTTTAAAAGGAAAAGACGAGGTGCCTTTTCCATTCAGTACCAATTCATTATGTTTAATCACACTGTTCCTCCTCTCAGTAAAGCTTGTCGAGTCATTTCATCAGCTAGTTGACCAGCTACATAGTCGGCTAGTTTTTTCATATCAGCTTCTTCACGAATCACAACATCTGTGATATTGACCGTTATGGTTGTTCCCTTGTTAGGCATGGTAGCTGCGATGCTGCGACCGATACTGCCAAGAATTTGGTTATTAAGAGGTAGAACTGCTTCACGTCCTGCTTCTCCTCCAACCATCAAGCTATTTCCTGTCATACCAAATGCCGTTGGCTTGGTGAGAATCCCACCCTTGGCGTACCATTGAATGGAAATCTTAGGTAAGCCACCTTTTAACCAATCAAGTGGATTCGCAGAACCTGACACACTAAAGTGCGGAAGAGGAATATGCGGCCACTTAATCTTGAAGTTAAAGAGGTTCTTAATGGCATTGATAGCTGAAGAAACCGCATTTTTTGCCCCATTGATGGCATTTGTAATGGTTGATTTGACCCCATTCCAGACAGAGGACACTGCGCTTGAAATACCACTTAGGACACCTGAGATGGTTGCTTTCATCCCATTCCAGATAGAAGATACCGTTGAACTTATGCTCGATAGAATCGAACTAATCGTTGACTTGATGCCATTCCAGACATTACTAACGACAGATTTGATACTATTGAGTAAGTTTGTCATAGTGCCTTTGATGCCATTCCAGGAATTGGAAATGAACTGAGCAATGGCATTTAGAACAATCGAAATCAGTGACTTGATGGCTTCCCAAACTGTAGAGACGACCTGCTTGATGGTTTCCCAGGCACCTGACCAATCACCCGTGATAATCTGCATGACTGCCTCGATAATACCTAAGACAACATTGATGGCTGTTTCAACGACCACTTTAATGATGTCCCAAGCTGTCGTGATAATCAGTTTGATATTCTCCCAACTGGCTTGAAGGTAAGGTCCAAGAATAGTCATAATGGTCTGAATAACTGTTGAAATGGCTGTCCATACGGTATTTGCGGCTTTAAGGATTAGCTGTTGGTTCTCTGTCCACCAAGTAGTCAAGGTTCCCCATATCGACATAACAAAGCTTGATATCTGTTGGATAATGACAGATAAAAAGGCATAGATGGCATTCCAGATTTCTGTCACAGCTGTCCGAAAGCCTTCGTGATGTTGCCAGAGTTGCTGAATCCCAACAACCAGTAAGGCAACAACGGCAATGACACCAAGAATAATCCCTACGATTGGAGCTGCTGCAGTTATCATCCCCATGATGGTGGTTCCCATAGCCATAGCAGCTGCTTGCAGGGCAATAAAAATCGGGAGGACTAAGCCAAGGGCTGCGACCAAACTTCCGACAATGACAATAAACTGCTTGACTGGCTCTGATAGCCCAGAAAACCATGTGGCAACAGCTTGAAGCAAACTGGCGAGAACCTCTAAATAGGTGCTAGGGTTGCTGCAATAGCATCTCCCATCTCCGCCATTGCTAACTTCGACGTGTTTTGAGCGGTTGTAAACTTATCAATAGGATCAAGCGTCCCCTCATAGGTCTGTGTTACAATCCCAGCTGCCTTATCAGCTGTTCCTGCTAAATCTTCAAAAGATAAGGCCCCACGCTTGATGGCATCAACCATACGTGGAGCTGCTTTACTTCCGAAGATTTCTGAGGCAAGAGAAAGAGCCTCTGTTTCACTGGTTGAGGCTTTGATTTGCTCAATGGTTCCAGCAAGTCCTTCTTGAAGCGTCAGCCCATCGCCCGCATACTTAACAGCTGCCTTTGAGAGTGACGAAAGTGCTGCAGAAGAATCAACCCCTGCTTTTTCAAACTGCCCCATCAAGGTGATGCCTTCATCAAAGGAAAGGCCAAGGGCTTTGATTTGTGGTGCTCCCGCTACTGCCTTGTCCATCAACTCTTGGACACCAACACCTGTCGCCTGGCTGGTATAAGTAACCGTGTCTAAAACACTTGATAAATCAGTCGCTTCAAGTCCATAGGCCTCAATCGCTTGTTTGGCTGAAATGGCAGAGCTCGTCACATCACTCCCATTGATTTCAGAGAATTGAATCAACTGGGTAGAGGCAGACTTAAGGGCATCTCCTGTTAACCCAAATTGCGTATTCAACTCCCCTACGGCACTTCCTGCCGTATTAAAATCCGTTGGTAGTTCAGTGGCTAGGGTTTTAGCGATGTCTGTCATCTCTTCAAGGGCAGAACCAGTTGCCCCAGTTTTCGTGACAATGATATCCATACCCTCATCAACTTCAAGAAATGCGTCAAGCGATTGTTGACCAAAGTCAATCAACTTCTGTGACAACTCTCCCAGTTGGTCGCCAAACTCCATGAGAAGGTCAGCCTTTAAGAGACTATTTGTCTCTTCCAAAGAAGCCTTGGAACTCGCAGAGCTAGAGGCCAACTCCTCCATCTCATTTTGGAGATTGTTGTAAGCGGTCTTTGTCTCATTAAGAGTTTTCTCAAGCTTGTTAGCTTCAATCGAATTCTCCCCATACTCGCTCTTTGTCAAAGAGAGTTGTTGTTCCAGATTATGTATCTGTTTCTCAAGGATCTCTGAATGAGAAGCAACCTTTTGTTGAGCAAGTGCCAACTTATCAGCCTCACTTGCGGTAGTTGCTAATGCTGATTCTTGTAGCTTAAAGGAACTATTGAGTTTTTCGCTTTCTGACACCAACTGTGCCTGCTCATTTTGGAGACGATTGAGCTTGGACTGATTGGTTTCAACCTGCGCTCCGTTTTCTGAGAAAGCTCTGTTAACACTTTCTAACTTTGATTCATAGCCCTTTAAGACTGTTTGAGTACTCTCCACCTCACGTTGGAAGGCACGGTATTGGTCTGCACCGATGTTACCGGCCTTGAACTGAGCCTCGACTTGGGCTTGAGCTTGACGAAGTGTGGCGAGTTTTTCTTTAGTTGTTTCAACTTGTTTGGCTAAGACTTCCTGCTTCTGGGTCAAAAGAGTGACATTGCCAGTATCAAACTTGAGTGCCTTGTCAATCTGACGCAGTTCTTTGGTGGCTTCAGAAGCCTGTTTGTTCACACCCTTTAAGGCATTTTGTAAGGGCTGGGTATCACCACCGATTTCAATGGTGATCCCCTTAATGTTTCCTGCCATCGTCACTCCTCCTCCCTACTAGAAATTGTCAAAATCTGCTTGGGTAGCTTTACGAACACCACTCTCATCTCGTCTTCTTAGCTCCACATAATCCGTCTGATAATCCAGTGCCATGCCAATTGAGATGTGCTTTAAGTCATCAATGGAAAGGCCAGTCTCCTTACAACAAGAGAGGTAACTCTCTACCGTGAAGATTTCCTCGCTCGCTGTTTCGGAAGTTTCTGCTTTTTTCTGGTTGTCATCCCTTGGTTAAGCATGGACATCAAGACTGGCCCAACTTCCTGAAGGGGAAATTCCTCCATCGACATAAAGAAATCCTCGAATGGTTTGATTCGAGGATTGGCTGACTTGGCAAAGACCCAAAAGAGACGGTGGAAAAAGGTCATGTCGAAATCAGATAAAATAGACAAGTCAATCTGACTAGCCTTTAACTCTTCCCCCTCTTCCAATTGCTCAAGTTGAGTCATGATGGATTCCGCACTTAACATGTTAAAGAGATCCTGGAAATAATCCTTTCCAAATTGTTCCTTATAAGCAATCGGTGTATAGGCATTCGTAGCCAAAGGATAGGTTTTCCCAGCAATGGTGATGTTTTGTCGCATGTTCTCCTCCTTTAAGCAGCTGGTTCAAAGACAGACTTAAACCAGTTCTCACGAATCTCATCACTGGTTTCTTCAGTCGTTCTGCGGCGAACAATCTTATCAAGTGGGCGTGGACTTGCCGTAAAGGTCAACTCTACCTCATTGATATCAGACCCAGACTTGGTTTTAGAGCCTACAGTTGGGCGTGAAGCGTAACAGTAATAAAGCACATGAAGCGTCTCTTTCTTGTCCCCTTCAAATCGGAACATGAGAGCGAAGTTCTTTTTCTTGCTACTGGCAATTTCTGAAATGGTATTGGTGGTCGCATCAAGCTGCTCGCCCAAAACACGAGTCAGAAACTCTTGCGACAAGAGAGCAACTTTCAGTGTTCCCTCATAGCCGTCATTAGATTCAGTCGTGTAAAAGTTGATGTTGTCTGCCTTGTAAGACCCCTTGTCCCCAGTAGGTTCAAGCGTTAGTTCTGCGGCACCACGAAGGCGCTCGACAGTGCCATAGGTTAAAGCCCCGTCAGCTCCTTCACTAGTGACTTCTGCCCAGTGGACATCTTGTAGGCCAAAGGTGACCTTGTTTTTTTCTGCCATGGTTATCCTCCTAATAGTGTGATGGAATAAATGCTTTGGTAGAGTTTCTCACTAGTGATGTAAGTCTCTACCTTGTCAAAATAAAGACGGTGGGCATCAAGAAGGGATTCCACCGTTTGTTCTGTTGCTAAATCTTTCTTAATCGTGTAAAGCTCAATCTGTACGTTGATATTTTTGTGATAAGCCCAGTTGTCTGCCCCAAGATTATCTGAATCCGTAACCAGATAGACCATAAAGGGTGGACTTGGGCTGTGTCCTTCCTCAAAATGATGATAGGCTACTGGGAGTTTGGTCTCTTTTAAGACTTGAAAAAGTTCCTCAAATCGCATAAGCCACCTCACAGTTTCTGTCTCAATTTGTCTTCAAACGACTGAATCGCCTTTTTCTCGACAGGAGCGATGTGCCTTCTTCCTTCAACCCTACCACCATTTTGTTTGGCATGCCCATCTTCAAGCAGATGCGTCAGCCCTGGTGTTCGATTATGAATGGTTTTAGTCAGAGCGGTATTGGTGTCAGTCGTTGCCTTACTCGTCCACCCTTTAGCATATTTCCCACGACGTTTGGGTGAGGTGACCCTCAAGGTTTCAACGGCATCGTCTGTCACTTCCTCAACCACCTCACGCATGACATCTGTGGTCTCTTTGGCATAAGTCGTCAGCTCCTTTTCGATGACAGAAGCTAAATCATCTAGTCCAATCTTAGTCATAAAGCTCCTCCTTAGTCGCAACGATATAAATCAAGCTCCGTGGCACCGTATCACCATCAATAGACTCTATGGCATAAAATTGCTCACGAAATAAAATCCGAGTCGTTAAAGAATTAAGGGCAAGAACCTTCTTGTCATAACGCAGGGTAAACTGCACCTTGTTATGAATCAGTTTTGTCGCACTCCCATCACTTTCAGTTAAAGCCAGAAGGCGACAAGAGCACCAACGCATAAAGAGGTCATCCCAAATGGTTGACTCATTTCCGATGTCATCCTGTCTGATTCGCTTTTCTTGAAAGACTAGCTGTTCTCTTAGAGGGGCAATCTTCATCAGAACACATCCTTTCTGTCAGCTAAAAGCAAATGATAGAGAGTTTCCTTTAACTCCTTGTGATTGGCTTCTTCACGGTGTTCATAAAGATAGGCAACCCCGTAGAGGATTGCTGTCTTTAGAACTTCAGAAGTTGAGGTCTCACGAAGAATATCTTCACAAAGCTGGCGACTAGTTGCCATCAACTGCTCGATAAGATAGTCCTCCTCACCGTTTTCCACTTTCAGATAAAGCTTGACTTCTTCTAACGTCATCATGCCGTTTTACCTTTGAGAGTCAAAACCTTAACAGCTTCTGGTAAAACGAGTTTCCCATCCACACGCTGGCTGGCAAGAAAACCAATCTGACCATTGTTGGCGTAAAGCTCATTGAGACGCTTGAAGGTACGACCTTGACGGTCCGCAATCCAGTAGTAAGAGAAATCACCAAAGGCAATAGCTTTGTTTCCTGCTTCTGGAAGTGGCGCAAAGGTTGACGTGTAGTAAGGACGGTTGAGAATCAAATCAGGTTGACCAGCCTGTGTGGACGGTTGCCAGATGTAATTGCCGTTATTGTCCTTGAGCTTACGGATTGCTTTAACCGTAGTATCGTGGAGAATCCAGACTGCATTCTTACGGTAAGGAGCTGGCAGAGAGTGATAAAGCTCAATCATGTCATCAAAGGTGATGTCTTTGGTTGCTGTAGTTGGCCCCTCTACTCCTGCTTGCGTGAAGATACCTGTTGGCTTTTTAGAACCATCACCCACCAAGAAAGATTTTTCTTCTTCTGTGCCAATACGACGAGCAAACTCAGAAGTCATGTAAGATTCAAGGTCAAAGACAGAGTCATTGAGCAATTCTTCAGAGATACGGATTGCTGTCCCAATCTTATGTGAATCAAGAGTCACTTGACCAAAAGTCTCATCTGTCTCTGGATAGAGCCCATTCTCGTCCATCCAAGAGGCAGAACCGTGACCGGTGACAACTGGAATCTTACGCTCACCACTCGATGTTTTAATAACAGTCGCAAGACTTCTAAAAAAATTTTCTTCTTGAAGACCTTGCACCAGTTTCTTCTCGTATTCATCTGGAACAAGATGACCACCCTCTGTATCTTCACCAACACGAAGAACATCTTTCACATCAAAAAAGTGACGTTTACGGACATTGGTCCAGAAGGTTTGAGAATAAACATCCGAAGCAATACCTTTCTTCTCATCTCCTTTTTCCTTACTAACATCTACTGTAGGTTGCGAGGTCAATGCTTGTGAAGTCGGTTGCGACAATTCTGTATCCAACTTTTCTTGACGTTCCAAACGTTCGATTTGCTTTGTCAGATTAGTAACTTTAGTTTCCATCTCATCATAGCGTTTGGAATCTTCATCTGATACCAAGCCGTCTTCAGAGCGAACAGTATCCAGAAAGGCTTTCGCTTGAGCCCAAGCAGCGTTACGTTTTTCTTTCAATTCAAGTAGTTTAGACATAGGTATTCTCCTTTTATTTCAATAGGTTCAATCGTTTTTCCAACTGATTGATGGGGATCGTTTTCTGTGACTTGGGTGGTTGAAGGCTCGCTTGAAGTTTCACCATCAAATCATGAGCAGCAGTCACTCTGCTAAAGGTGTAGCTATTTTGATGGTCCTGATCAGGTGTCTCCTCTTTTTCAAAGAGCACCTTATCCGCAAAACCAAGCTCCACTGCTTTCTTGGCATTGAACCAAGACTCTGAGTCCATGAGATGAGAAATCTTAGTTCTGGAAAGTCCAGTTCTAAGCTCATAAGCATTGATAATGGACTCCTTAATTTCGCCAAGCATCTCAATGACCTTGGCCATATCTTTCGCTTCACCTTGCGCAAACGTCCAAGGGTTATGAATCATCATCATGGCAACTGGACTCATGGAAATTGTTGTCCCGGCCATGGCGATGACACTGGCAGCACTCGCAGCTAGACCATCAATGATGACATGGACATCGCCCTGATAATCCATAAGCATGTTATAGATTTGAGCAGCCGCAAACACATCACCCCCTGGACTATTTATCCAGAGGGTGATGTCGCCTTTACCTGCCAACAAATCATTCTTAAAGAGCTGTGGGGTAACTTCATCCCCAAACCAAGTTTCGTCCGCAATCTGTCCTTCAATCCGAAGAGTGCGGACATCTCCCTCTTCGGTAAAATTCCAAAATTGTCGCATCTTCTTCCTCCTCTGGTGTGTCTTCAGCTGGTTCCATTTCTGTCGGTTGCTTCATGAAACCACCAGCATCTTTTAATTTGGTCATGTTTCCGTTAATCAAGTAGAGGTTCCCGCCTTCTTCATCAGGGAGCAAATTCAAGTCTTCCAACTCACGGATATCATTAGTTGATAGCCAACCATTTTGTCTTGCAATAGCGTAGCCATTCATACGGCTTTGGTAATCGCCACGAAGTAAACCATCTACGTTGAACTTGATGAGGTACTGTCTCTTTTCTTCGGGTAAAAAAAGAGACCTCTTGAAGGCCTGTTCTAAACGAACTACCCAAGGGTCTAAGGTATATTTCACAAATTCAAGTGACTGTTGTTCGATATTTGAAAAAGACGATTTCTCCAAATCCCCAACCATGTGGGGTGGGATGCGGTAAAGCCTTGCTATTTCGTTAATCTGAAACTTCCGTGTCTGCAGAAACTGAGCTTCCTCTGGTGGAATTCCGACTTGGGTATACTTCATTCCTTCTTCAAGAACAGCCACCTTATGGGCGTTGGTTGCCCCATTATAGACCGCATTCCATGAATCACGGACTCGTTTAGGATCCTTCAAAATCCCTGGGTGTTCTAAGACACCACCTGGGTTAGCCCCATTTTTAAAGAAGGCAGCTCCGTAGTTCTCGATCGCAAGGGTCATCCCAATCGCATTTTTTGCCATGGCAATCGGTGAGTAACCAATCAGGCCATCAAAGCCAAGTCCAGGCACATGAAGAATATCCTCCTGCTTCAATAGGACAGTTTCTTTATCTTTGAAATTGGGATTCTCTTCAGTCTGCCTCTGATATTTGTAGTAGAGTTTTCCTGAATCATCACGATGGACAGACATCTTATCAGGTAAGAGCGGATAGAGACTAATCACTCGCCCAGCTTTATCCCTGATAATCTGAATATAAGCATTTCCCCATATCAGCAAGTGACTCATGATCGTCTCTCGAAAAATAAAAGAAGACATCTCTGGATTGGGTTCATCATGCAGGAGAAAGAATAAAGGATGATCGATCTTTTTTTCTTTCCCATTGTTTGTCCGTTCATAGACATGAATAGGTAAAGAAGCGACTGCTTCAGCTAGAATACGCACACAAGTATAGACTGCCGTCGTCTGCATGGCCTTAAACTCATCCACATTCTCGCCACTGGTTGTCCGACCAAAAAGGTAGGAGAAATCCTGACCTTCATAGCTGTTTTGGGGCTCATCTCTAGCCCTTTTTCTTCCAAGTAAATCAAGTAATCCCATAAGCCCTCCTTATTTTTGGGTACGAAAAAAGCACCTCATTTTGAAGTGCTTTCAATATATTCTTACAAAACAGAGTATTCTCATTCAGCTAATTCTTTAAAGGCATCGAGATGGCGTGATAATACTGAATTCGCAACCTCATCCAAAGTTGCTTGTTCAACAACTGTTGTCTCCTGCTCATCACTACTTAAACTTTGGTAATCCGCTGATAGTTTGCTATCAGATGGACTTAATACCAAAGTTCCATCATTTGATTGATAAAGATTAAACTTCTGACCTTCTTGAATGCCAAATTGGTCAGGAATCGGGAGATATATGTCATCACCTATTTGTATCGTCTTTACGAGTTCCATAAATCGCTCCCTCAATTTACCAATTATCCATATGACGTGATCCATAGACTACAGCAACAATAATCACTTCATCTTCAAGCACATGATATACAATGCGATATTTTTTGACAATCAGTTGTCTGAAGGTGTAACCTTTTCCGATTAAATCCTCAATGATGGAACAGCGCTCAGGAAAAATGGATAGGGATAACATTGCCTGAGATATCTTCTCAAGGAGATTATCCGCTGCCTGTGGTGTACAGAGTTCGTCACGAACATAGTGATAAATGCTCAGCAAATCTGCTTTAGCATCATCCGAAATGGTAACCTGATACTCTTTCATTAAGCATTTTCCTTAAATTGCGATAGAAACTCTCTGACATCCTGACGTTTACCAGATTTAGCATCTTCAAAGCTAGTGATCAGCTTATCGTAAAACTCATCCTGACTCATGTAATCGACATTAACTCGTTGAGGTGCTTCAGGCAGAGAAACATCAAATGGGATACCGCCTGTTAGGATAACCTGATTCAAAAACATATCAATTGCAGTTGACATAGGAATACCCAAGCGTTTCAATATGTCATCTGCTGCACTTTTTACCGAATCATCAACTCGTAAATTTAAAGTTCCTGTTTTAGCCATAGCAATTCTCCTTATTTGTAACGACATTGTATCACGTTTTTGAGATTACTTCAACTAAAAACTCAATATCCCTCGTTCATCATAAACACTAGCTTCATCACCTTGGTGGCGAATGCAACGGTCAAGTCCCATGATAAGAGCCACAATACCGTCAATCTTCTCGACTGATTTTTCCTTGTCTGGCTTGATGTTTCCAGCAGGGTCTTGTCTCATGACCACATTCTGTCCCATCCATTTGAGAACTGGATGACCTCCGTGTTGGATTTTCCCTTCCATCATGAGCTTGTAAAGTTCCTTGGATGGTGGACTCATATCCTTATAGCCCTGCCCAAAAGGTACCATGGTTAATCCCATGCCCTCAAGGTTCTGCACCATCTGTGTCGCATTCCAGCGGTCATAGGCAATCTCCTTGATGTGGTAGGTTTCAGAGAGGTGTTCAATAAAGGCTTCGATGAAACCATAGTGAACAACGTTTCCTTCGGTTGTCTTGATATAGCCCTGCCTTTCCCAAACGTCATAAAGGACATGGTCACGACGACAACGGAGTTCCAAGGTATCTTCAGGTAACCAAAAGAAAGGCAAGATGATATAGTTCTCCTCGCTATGTCGTGGTGGAAAGACCAAGACAAATGCTGTGATATCTGAGGTGCTTGATAAGTCAAGACCTGCGTAACAGTCGCGACTTTTGAGTGCTTCATAGTCAATTGAGGCATTACCTTTAGCATAGACATGTTCAGGTATCCAAGCCACGCTGGAACTCGTCCACATGTTGAGACGGAGCTGCTTAAAGATATTCTCCTCTGCTGGGTTATCAAGAGCCTGTTGGTAGGCTTCACGAACTCGGTCAATCCCAATGGTGTGACCAAGCGAGGGATTGGCTTTCAGCCAGTTGGCTTCGTCATTCCAATCATCTTCATCAGAAAGACCGTAGACTACTGGATAAAAGGACGTGTCCTTCTTTCTACCTTTAAGGATATCAAGAGCCTTGGTGTGGAGTTCATAACAGATGGAGTTTTTATCAGTTCCAGCTGTTGTGATGATGAAAAAGAGAGGTTGTTCCCTGGCATCACCAGAACCTTTGGTCAAGACATCATAGAGATGACGATTGGGTTGGGCATGGATTTCGTCAAAGACAAGTCCAGACACATTGAGTCCGTGCTTTGTTCCTGTCTCAGCTGATAGAACTTGGTAAAAACCAGCATTGGAATAATTCACAATCCGCTTAGTCGCCCCCATAATCTTGGAGCGTTTCTCCAATGGACGACTCATAAGAACCATTTGTTTAGCCACATCAAAAACAATGGAGGCTTGGTTACGGTCACAAGCCACCCCATACACTTCTGCACTTGCTTCACAATCTGCATAAAGAAGATAAAGAGCAATTGCGGCTGCCAGTTCAGACTTGCCATTTTTCTTTGGTATCTCGATATAGGCTGTCAGAAACTGACGGTTACCATCTTCCTTCACTATCCCAAAGAGGTCACGAACAATCTGCTCTTGCCACGGCAACAAATCAAACTTCTTACCTGCCCACTTGCCCTTGGTGTGGGCAAGGTTATTGATAAAAGTCACTGCCCTATCTGCCTTTGACTTGTCGTAATGAGAAGTCGGAAGCATAAAAGGACTTGGTTCATAATGATAGGTCATAGAATACCTCCCAACAAATCCTCCATCTCATCACCAGTACCAACCTCTGCGTCCATGGTCGCTAAACGATTACGAGCTGAAGGTGTTAAACCAAACTGCTCACAGAACTTTAACATAATTTTTAGGTTCGTTTGACTAATGGATACTTGTGGAACTTGTTGGAGGTAACCATTGGGAGTTTTGATAATCGAACCATGCTTGGATAAAAATTCTTCTGCTTCCTTCCAACGAGCATAGGCTTGGCAATACCCGGCAAAGGCCGTCATGTCCATCTCCGTTAATAGACCCATCTGTTCTAGAATTTTACCCATCCGTTTCCATTCCTTCTTGGCATCGTCTTCGAGCCACTGTGGGCAACGTGGGGCTTTCTGTTTGGGTTTAACCTCATTTGATGGTAGAGGCCGCTTTCCAGGATTTCCTTCAAGTATTTTCAAATTGGTAGGCTTTGGTTTTCGCCCTCTAACTGCCACGGTCTCACCTCCTTTTTTCACAAGAAAAAGGCTTCTAGAGAAACCCTTTAAATTTTTTCAACACTATCAATACCGTACAATACATTCAAACTCTGTCCATTATCCCAAGAGACAATGAGAGAACCAATATCATCCACATCAAGTACTATTCCAAACGTTCCCACTGGAACCGGGCAAGAATCGTTCATATGGATTAATCGCACCCTTGTTCCCATAGGATAAATTCTTTTTAAACGTTCTACATTAACCATCAGAAAATCACCTTTCTAAAATCAGTTGATACATCTGTCCATAACCCTTCCGTATCGTCATAGATATATCGAACTTCCAATTCTGTAAATCCACCTCGTTCAATGCCACCTGTAATATCATCCAACAAGTCGTTAATTTGGTCTAGATTTCCTTGTTCAATAACGTCTAATTCAAACTGTCGTTTCTTAGTGTAATGATGTTTCATGGCATTTAAATGGATAAAGCAAGCATCAATAATCTCGTTCAGTTCATTCTTTGTCATTGTCTTGACTCCTTTATCTTTTGGTAGTCGTATATTACCGTAACAAGTAATACTTATCCAGTGTTTATTCACTATTTTTTGAAGAAAGTATTGCTTTTCCAATGGCATAAACTACCGTTACGGTGACTCCATTTCCAGCCTGTTTATACAATTGGGCATCTGAATTAACTGCTTGTGCTTTCTCGAAAAGATCATCTGAAAAGCCTTGAAGTCTGAAACACTCTTTTGGAGTTAACCGTCTGATTTTAACCACTCGGTCATTCCAAACAACTGCACCCATTTGTCCACCACAAGAGAGGTTATGAGCAATTCCTTTCCCAACTCGTGCTCGTCTGGTTTTCGAACTTGGATAAGATAAATCCACCGAATCTCCTATATTTGCTACTTGATACCCCTGCTTAGTGCTATTTCTAACCTTGATGCCTTCAAGGATACCATGACGGTCTTGAGAAGTCAGAGTAAACATTGGCTCATCCTGTTCCTTGAGTCGTCGTCCATTTTGACGTTTGATGACTCTATCTGGTGTCAAAATTGATTGAACCTCAAGGACACCTGAGTTCATTGCAGTCCGTTTTGTAGCTCCTGATGTATAGCGTGCCGTGATGCACCTTGCTTCATCAGTTAACCTAGGCTCTGTTAGTGACTGGTCAATCAGATAAAGACCTGTCTTAGCTCCTAGTCCCCCACCCTCACCAACAAGGGTTGTGGCAATGCCACTAGGGTCGTAGACACGGTAGCTTTGCATACCACCTACAAGTTGCTTAAGATAGCTACCGCCTTCTCCGCTGAGAGGTAATACTTGTCGTCGACCTCGACTTCTAAGATGTCCGAGAGTGTAGATGCGTTCTCGGTTTTGGGGAACACCGTAGTCTTTTGAGTTGAACACTTGCCATTCAAGGTCGTACCCTGCTTCATCCAAGATAGAGAGATAATCGAGATAATCTCGTCCCCCGCCACTTGATAGAAGTCCCTTAACATTTTCAAGGAGAACCCATTCGGGTTTATCTTCTTCTTTTTGGCTTTTGATGAGCTCAACAAATATAAAAAAGAGTCCACTTCGCTCACCGTATAGGCCGGCTCGCTTTCCTGCGATAGACACATTTTGACAAGGGCTTCCCGCAGTCCATAAATCTGCTTTTGGAAGTCGTGTTGGATCAATGCTTGTGATCTCGTCATGAAACCATTCTCCTTTCGTATCGTACATTACTTCATAGGATTTCCGTGCAAACTTGTCCTTCTCACAATACCCAAGACAGGTCATCCCTGCCAATTCTAATCCACGACAAAAGCCACCCACTCCCGCAAAGAAATCAAGAAAGGTTAAAGTCATAGGTCTTCCTCCATCTGTGCTAAGACTTGATTGTATGTTAAGGTCTCACCGTTTCGGAGTACCGATACATCACTATTATCAGTTGATTCTATGTAGCGTTTGACAATAACATCTACAAACTTTTCATCTAGTTCAATGCCGTAACAAATTCGACCAGTTTGGTCAGCTGCCATGAGGGTTGACCCTGAACCAAGAAATGGATCAAGGACAAGCGTTCCTCGCATAGATGAATTTTGGATTGGATAAGCCATAAGCTGAATGGGCTTCATGGTTGGGTGGTCTTTGCTAGACTTGGGACGGTCATATTCCCAGATAGTTGTCTGTTTACGGTCACTGAACCACTGGTGTTTTCCCTTTTGTTTCCAACCAAAGAGACAGGGTTCGTGTTGCCATTGGTAGGGACTGCGTCCGAGAACCAGTGAGTTCTTCTTCCAAATGCAACACCCACTCAAATAGAAACCAGAGTCCTTAAAAGCCTTACGGAAATTCAGACCTTCAGTGTCCGCATGGAAAACATAGATTGAAGCATCAGCTTCCATATGGTTTTCCACTTGCGTGAACATGTCATAGAGGAACTGGTAGAAATCCCCATCCGACATATTGTCGTTTTGAATTTTCCCAGCTGTTTTTTCAACATCACAATTATATGGGGGATCCGTCACAACAAGATTGGCTTTCTTATCCCCTAGTAGCTGGTCGTAAGTTTCTGCCTTGGTGGAGTCCCCACAAATCACTCGGTGCTTACCAAGCTGCCAGATGTCCCCACGTCTTGCGACTATTGGTTTCTTCAGCTCCTCTTCCACATCAAAATCATCTTCAGACAAGTCCTTGTCGTGGACGTTGGAGAGAATATCATCAATCTCTGGGGGTTCAAACCCCGTCAGGTCAAGGTTGAAATCAGACTCTTGCAAATCCAAAAGCAAATCTGCTAAGAGCTGGTCATCCCATTGTCCAGTGATTTTATTTAGAGCAATGTTCAGTGCCTTTTCATCTTCCTTAGAAAGAGAAACAATAACGCACTTGGCTGTTTCATACTTGAGGTCTTTAAGAACCGTCAAGCGTTGATGACCTCCAATAACCGTCAAATCTTCATTGACAATAATGGGGTCAACGTAGCCAAACTTGAGTAGGCTTTGCTTAATCTTTTCATATTCTTTATCGCCCTTCTTGAGTTTCTTTCGAGGGTTATAAGAAGCTGGTTTTAAGTTACTCAAAGGTAGTTCCTTAATTTCCATGTTGGGTTGAGTTGTCATGTACTACTCCTTTTCTAAATCGGTGTTCAACATAACAAGGATGTCCACAGAACTTCCTCGTTGGGCTAGCATAAGATAAAAAAGACCTACCACAGTTCTGGCAAGTCAATTCAGTATATGCTGTTTTGGTTTTATCATGTTCCTCTTTATGAGTGTCCCAATAAACTTTGCGACACTTATCAGAGCAAAACTTTTTCGGTCGACCTTGATTAACATGCTGAAGCTTTTGCATGCAATTTTTACAGTACAATCGCTCCCCTTCATCAATTTGAGATTTAACTAATTCTCCAGGACCTTTTAGCTCTGGAAATCTTCGACAGTACTGTTTAACAGAACCTAGTGATAGATTAAGCAGTCGAGCAATAGCTCCGTACCCCAGGCCATCACTTCGTAATTTCCAAATTTCTCGACGTTGATTATCGTTCATTTGTTTACCTCCAAGGTCAAAAAATGTAAGATTTGATATTTTTTCTCTAGTTTTTTCTCCAAAAAATAGCTTAAATTTTAAACCATTAAACGATACATACCCTATCAAAATAACTATTCTAATTATGGGTGAAGGTTGTTTTCATATCGCTTTTGTATCCCCCTTACGAATTTTGCGAAAATGCACGTTTGAGGGGGCGTCGGTCTTAGAGCCGCAAGGGTTTAGAGATTTGTACCCCCTACCCCCAAGGGTAGAAAAAGGGATACTTTTGTAACGAAACTCTAAATTTAGAACCGATAAGTATATTCCACATATCGGTCAGTCGTCTTAGTCTTTCGGTCATGACAAGATTTACAGAGAGCTTGCCAGTTGGATTGGTTCCAAAAGAGGTCTTGGTCTCCTCGGTGGGGAGTGATGTGGTCAACCACCGTTGCCTTGGTTAGTCGTCCTTTCCTTTGACAGTAAACACAGAGAGGATGGAACTTTAAGTAACGAAGCCGTGCCTTGTTCCAGTGAGCGTTGTAACCTTTGGCTTTGGTTGACTTAACGTCAAGTGCGTGGTTAGCTTTGTGGTCATCGCAGTACTTGTTTCCATAGGTCACAAGGTTGGGACAACCATGCTGCTTGCAAGGGGTGCTTGGTCTGCGTGGCATCTTACTGCTCCCAAGGAAGGTAAGGCTTGGTGAAATGCCCAAGGCAAGTGGTCTTGGTGTAGTCCACGTCCAAGAGGTTCAGCTCCTTGATAATCCCTTGTGGGGTTAGGTCGTAGCGTTCACGAACCACTCCTACTAGTTGTTCAAGAGGATAATCACTTGTCCCAAAGGTGTTCACATAAACACCTACAGGCTCCGCAACCCCAATGGCATAAGCTAACTGGACTTCACAGCGTTTGGCATAACCTTCACGGACAAAGTCCTTGGCAATCTTTCGTGTCATGTAGGCGGCTGAACGGTCAACCTTAGAGGGATCCTTACCAGAAAAAGCTCCACCACCGTGGTGGGCAAAACCACCATAGGTATCTGCCACAATCTTACGACCAGTCACACCAGCATCTGCGTAAGAGCCACCAAGAACAAAGCGTCCTGTTGGGTTAACCAAAACCCTAAAGTCAAGGTTCTGACGGTAGCGTTGAGCAACCAACATCATGGTTTGAGTAACAATACGTTTCACGGATGCAAGGTCAACCTCCTCATCGTGTTGGATAGAGACAAGGAAGGTCTCGATACGTTTGTGTTCGTAATCGTAAGTGACTTGAGCCTTGGCGTCTTTACCCAAGGCAGGATGACCAAGGTTGGTCAGCTTTTCAAGAACACGAGTCGCAAGCACATAAGGGAGTGGCAAGAACTCTGGTGTTTCATCGGTTGCATAACCAAACATAATGCCTTGGTCACCTGCACCACCCTTGTCCACACCTTGAGCAATGTCTGGACTTTGAACACCAAGAAGGTTCGTCACCATGACATCTGTCATGCCGTAAGGTTCAAGGACCTTTTTGAGAATGCCCTCAAGGTTGAAGTAGTGCTTTGTTGAGACTTCTCCTGCCACAACCACTTGGTTATCTTTGATTAAGGTTTCAATCGCCACACGGCCGTTCTTATCGTGCTTGAGACATTCCGTCACAATAGCATCTGAGATTTGGTCACAGAGCTTGTCTGGGTGTCCACTTGAAACTTGTTCACTGGTAAAAATCATCTTTTCCTCCACGCAAAAAGCCCAACCCTTGGAGGACTAGGCTTTGGTTTATTTTACTGATTGTTGGCCTGCTTCGTAGGCTCTCTCGAGTGCCCTTTTAATTCCCCAAACTGAAACATCGTAGAAATCAAGGTTATCGCTCCATCGTTTTTCCAAAGTTTCAACTAGTAGTTCTTCTTTAGCAATTTCTGTTAAAAGGGCATTGAGTTTTTCTTGTTGGCGTTTTGTCATGGCATTGTTCTCCTCTTCTTTTGTTGTGTACATATTAACTCTAAAGAGAACTATTATCCAGTCATTTCTGGTTATTTTTTATCTTTTTTAACACTTACAATTCTACCACAAATTTTGACAAAGTGAGGTCAATGTTAGGTCACACATAGTGCAGGGAGAGGTTACTGTTAGGTCAGGAGGAGGTTACTTTTCCAAAGAAAATCCCATTTTCAGATAAACTTCCCTAACATGGTCTAAGACCTTACGTCGCCAATTTCTAACAGTACTTCGGCTAATATGAAACTCTCTCATCAAGCTATCCCAATTACTATCTGTTTTAAGCATGGATTGAGCAAAATCATACAAATCTCCCTTTAGAAATTTTATAGTCATCTCAAAATTATCAAGGTCATTAGCCAATCGGATATACCGCTGCGATAAATCTGCCAATTGTTCCTCATTTTCCTGAATCATCTTCTCACGAAAATTCAGTGCAATCATCTCTGAGCGCTGATTGGTAGGTGTGCTATTAACTCTAGGTTCATCAGATTTCTCAAAAACTAGCGAAGCAATAACCTCATTTTCTGTCACTGGTTTGAAATGATCCAAACGATACTTTAACATCTCCAAGTCACTTTTAAGTTCATTGTAATGCGTCAGTATGTGCTCTGCCTTATCCATCTGCCCCTCCTACTTGTGCTTTAACAGCTTCAATCAGCCGTTCTTGTTGTGCATCTTTGTTTTCTAGTGCTTTGAGGATTTCCTCATCAATCGTTCCTTCAGTCACAATGTGTTGGATAACAACAGTCTCAGACTCTTGCCCCTGTCGCCAAAGCCGTGCATTCGTTTGTTGGTATAATTCCAATGACCACGTTAATCCAAACCAGACCAAGTGGTGACCGCCTTTTTGGAGGTTCAACCCATGACCTGCTCCAGCTGGATGAAGTAAGCCCACTGGGACATTTCCCTTGTTCCACTCACGAATATCTTCTTCTGTTTTCAGCACCCTACTCTTTACCTTGAGTTTTTCTAACCGACCAATAATCCGAGCTAAGTCATGTTTGAACCAATAGGCAACTAAGACAGTCTCTCCATTTGCGGATTCAAGGATATCTTCAAGGGCATCTAGTTTCTGTTCATGTAATGCCACAACCATATGATCATCAGAATATACGGCTCCATTGGACAACTGAACTAACTTGTTCGTAAGACTTGCAGCATTTGCGGCAGTAACTTCTAATCCATCCAACTCAGACAATACATACTCTTTCTTGAACTGACTATATTTTTCTTTTTCCTTTTCTGACATACGTACCAGTTTCTTGGTTGAAATCAATTCAGGCATATCCAGATAGTCTAAGGCTTTCATGGAAATGGTAATATCACTAATCTTGTCTTGAATTTGACACTCCGCATAGTCCATGGGGATGTATTCATAAACAATGTTTCCATTGCGACGACCTTCTTCAAAGTAGCGACTACGAAACTCACCGATGAAGCGACCAAGACGTTCTCCTCCGTCAATGACTTTAAACTCTGCAAACAAATCCATTAACCCATTTGAGCTAGGCGTTCCTGTCAGCCCAATGATACGATTCATGTAAGGACGCATGGCCATGAAAGCCTTGAAGCGTTTAGACTGCCAAGACTTGAAAGAACTCAATTCATCAATCACTACCATATCCCACTTGAAATAGGGACTACATTGTTCCACCAACCAAGAGAGGTTTTCACGGTTGACAATGTAGATGTCCGCATCTTTTTCAAGAGCAGCTTGCCTTTGTTTTGGTGTTCCCACTATCTTGGAGTAGCGGAGATGTCTCAGTTCTTCCCACTGCTCAATCTCATCACTCCACACCGTATTTGCGACACGAAGGGGTGCGATGACCAAAACCTTGGACACTTCATAACGATCAAACATCAGCTCATTGATGGCCGATAAGGTCGTGGCTGTTTTTCCCATCCCCATGTCTAGGATGACCGCCGCATAGGGGGTTCTTATGATGAAGTCCTTGGCGACTTCTTGATACTCATGTAGTTTCAATTGCATCTAGCACTTCTCCAATCTTCTCAATACTATCCAGCACATGAACCTTGAAACCCAATCCGTCAAACATCTTGTGCCTTGTCACTTGTAACAAGCGTGGCTTTCCACCAGGGGCTTTTACTTCCACCATGCCAAACTTACCCTTGGGTAAAAACACTAACCTGTCTGGCACACCGCCAAACGAAGGCGACACCCATTTGGGACAAATCCCACCTCGCTTTTTCACTTCACTCACTAACTTCTGTTCAACAACTTTTTCTCGCATAACAAATCCTTTCGTCAAATTGACGTGTGGAGGTATAGTACAGTCATTTCTAAAACTCCCCTTATAGGCTTTTTTATAGTAATTTTTGCTTGTAGGATAGTTTTAGAAAAGACCATAATAGACCTACACAAAATCAAATGATGTTAGTCGTGCTAGTCCTTTTGACTAATCTGTTCTAGTGATTAGAACTCATAAATTCTTGTCATCAGGTCAATGACTAGCACACCTAAAATCCCTCCCCATCTCCGTTGTGGAGGTAGGACATGGAAAATGATGGTCACTAGTCTAAGAAATCATAGTCATCATCAACCAATTTCAAACCTAGAATAAGGTTTCCTTTATTGGTACGCTTGCGTTTAAATCCTGCTTGATCCAGGGCAGAGTAAAAATCTGTCGTGCTGCGCGTGTACTCCATATTTTTGGCACAATAGGTACGGTACTGGCTGTAGAGTTCTCCTGATTTTTCTGTCAACTGGTCACCAACTTCGCAACAGTCACTAAGGAAATGTCCTAGCCAGTCATTGGCTTCTCGGTAGGCCTTAACGGAATTCGAGACGGCAGCTGGAATCCTTGTCTTGAAGTTTGCCTTGATGGCTTTTTCTGCCCCTTCAATAATCCAAGACATAATAGCTGGTGATGCATGGTCGTACAAATGATCCGCAAAGTTTTTGATATCAGAGCGACCAGTGATTTTGGCGTTAAAAGGAATAACCACCAAACGTCGCCAAGTCCCATCATCGTTCGCTCCCACTTTAGGCAGATGATTGGTGTAAAGAACTAGCGTATGTGATGGCACAAAGTGGAAAGGATCCTTGTACTTCTTCTCCGCTTGGATTTCATCCGTAGAGGTAATCTGCTTCACAACGGCCGTATTAAGTCGCATCCCTTCTGCCATCTCAGAAGCAATCACTAGACGCTTCCCTTTAAGCTCAGCAAGCTCAGGACTCACGTTTCGCTTGTTAGACATGGTTAAGGCATCAGCCGATAATTTCCCAGAGTAGCTTCCTAGCACACGAGCGATGGTATTCCAAAAGGTAGACTTGCCGTTTGCGCCACCACCATAGGCAATAATCATATGTTCCTGATAAACCTTACCGATTGCGGCCATTCCAATGATTTCTTGAACATAGTCAATCAATTCTTGGTCGTTACAGAAAAAGGTAGCCAAGGTTTCCTGCCACAAATCGTGACCTTTGTCACTAGGAGAGACTGCTGTCATTTTAGTAATGTAGTCATCTGGATTGTGAGCTTGTTGCCCTTTTGTTCCTTTTCGCAAATCATAGGTAGCTTTAGGAGTGTTGAGCAACATGTCATCACTATCCAACTCTGATAATTCAACCGTAAGCATAGGCTTGGCTGTATTGTAAACAGCCATTAAATTCTTATAGTCACGGTGTTTCATGACAAATTTGTGGAACTCTTTAGCCACAAGATAGGCTTTGAGATATTTCAACTGTAGAGGTGTCTCAACAGCATTTTCTAGACGTTTCCCTCCTGCCTTGATGGTCATTTCATCAATACCTGAAGATTGAAGTTGTTTCTCTGTTGATTCTAAAAAGGTATTTGCTTCCGCAAGTTGAGCATCGGTAAAGTGTACAACCGTACCTAATGCTAGCTGCTTATTCTCACGCCAGTGTGTTCCATCGTAGAAAAGATAGTCTGTCGCATTGGTGTAGGCTAGTTTATTGGCATACTCTCTAGCAAGAACCCCAGCTTCACCAACATCTGAATAGTCATCAGGTTTTAGTGATTCCCTTTGAAACTCTTCTGGTGACTTATAATCTTTGGAGTTTTTGATGGTTTTGTTATAAAACCGAACAGCACTTCCCCAAATGGTGGCAAGCTCCGCATTCTCAAGAGGGGGAACACATTTGAGAGCTTGTTCATCAAAGCCGTCTCGTGCTTCTTTTGTTACCCCTAACCTCTTGAGAATTTTCGCCGCAAAAACTGACATGGTTGAGTTACGGCTACCTTCAGTGATTGGCCCTATCGGTGGTTGATAGAAGTCTGCATCAAAGTCCTCTTCATCATCTGAAGTCGTCGTAGCATCGAGTAAATCCTCATCAATGGTCAACCAAGAGTCGTGCCATAGGACTTGTGCGTTGGGATTTCCAAAAAAGAAACGGGCCGCATCCTTGGCATTGGTATCAAAGAAACCATAGTGATTAACAAGTTCTTCTTTTAGTAAGGCATAGGTGTCTTTATCCGTGACTTCATTGATTTGGAAGTAGATATGGAATTTTGGTCTCGCAGCCTTATCTCCTTTTTGAACCATATGGTTTCGACTGGTTACTAAGGCAAAGTTGTAATCCGCAAAGAGTTCTTTAAGCAATTCTTCAGTCACCCACTCATCAGGAGTATCCGTATGGTCATTATCAATATCCATGACCAGTACATCTGACTTAATAAAGTTTGCATTTGAACGAGTACTGTTTGTAAACAAGCCAGCCACATGGTCAAAGAGTGCTACCTTTTGGAGAGTTGTTTTGTCTGAAATCATTACTTGATGAGGATAGACCGTTGTCGTTTGAATACCCGTCTGTCCTGAATGAGATAAGGTAAATTGCATAAATCATAGCCTCCATTTGGGAAAAATAATCTGTGAAGGTTTCCCTTCCTACCTACTAGGGGAAGAATGAAGGCATTTAGTCCAAAAAGTTTCAAAAAAATTTTTTCTTCTATAAATAACTATTGAGCGACCTTCCATCGCTCAATTTTTTATATTTTTTGAATCTGTTTAGACTAAAACGCAAAAAAGTCCCCCTAGTAGGTGTAAGGGAAAGAATAACCCAAACAAACCTAAAGGAGGACTTTCTATGGAAAACACCATAAACCATCAAGAACAAGAAGACTTGACAGACACACTCATCGCCATCAGCGTTATCGCTAGGCTCTTAGCTCGTAAGTTACAAAAGGAGGAAACTAAATGAGTCAGCATAAACAACTACTTGAACTAATTACAGAGATGGAAGGCACAGCTAAATACTACCTACGCTTGGTAGATGAGTTCAAGAAACTCCTCTCTAGCGAGGAAGAAACTGAAACAACTTCTGAAGAACCAAAACCAGAGCCACAAAAGGTACTTAAGCTAGAAGATGTTCGTGCGGTCCTAGCGACCAAAGCTAAAGATGGCTACAAGAATGAGGTTCGTGCTCTTCTCAATAAATATGGAGCTGAATCATTATCTGCTTTAGCCAATGAGCACTACACAGCTGTTCTTGAAGAAGCTGGAGGAATTGGCAATGACTAATCACGCAGTACTCTCTGCTTCTGCTTCTCATCGCTGGCTCAACTGCCCACCTTCTGTACGACTTACCGAAGATATGCCAGATGTGACCTCAGAGTTTGCCCTTGAAGGAACAGACGCTCACGAGCTATGTGCTTATCTTGTTGAGAAGGCATTGGGTAGGAAGGTGCGTGATCCAACTAAGGACTTATCCTTCTACAATGAAGAAATGCAAACCTGTGCCGAGGAATATCGCAACTACGTCATGGAGCAAGTTGAGAAAGCTAAAGGCTATTCTCGTGACCCAACAGTTCTGGTTGAGCAACAACTGGACTTCTCTAAATGGGTACCTGAAGGCTTTGGAACAGGCGACTGTCTGATTGTGGCTGATGGACTGCTTCAAGTGATCGACTACAAACACGGACTTGGCGTTTTAGTTGATGCAGACCACAACCCACAGATGATGTGCTACGCTCTAGGTGCTCTTGAGATGTTTGATGACCTCTATGATTTTGATAAGGTCACCATGACCATCTTTCAACCACGAAAAAACAACTTCTCTACCTTTGAAATTGATAAGGCTGAGCTCCTTGAGTGGGCAGAAACAGAACTCTCACCCAAAGCTGAACTTGCCTTCAAAGGGGAAGGGGAGATGACCTCTGGTAAACACTGTCAGTTCTGTAAGCTCAAGAATGTCTGTCGCAAACGTGCAGAGGATAACTTGGCACTCACCAAGATGGAATTTGCGGACCCTGCTACTCTAGACTATGAGGATATTGCAAAGATTTTGCCTAAACTGGACTTGCTGGTTTCGTGGGCAAATGATGTCAAAGCCTATGCTTTGAAAGAAGCAACTGAAGGACACAATATTCCAGGCTACAAACTTGTAGAAGGACGTTCGGTTCGTAAGTTTTCAGACGAAGCTGCTGTCAGTCAAGCTGTGATGGAGGCTGGCTTTGACCCTTACGAAAAGAAACTCCTGACCATCACTGCCATGAGCAAACTCCTTGGCAAGAAAACCTTTAATGACCTACTTGGTGGTCTGATTGTAAAACCAAGCGGTAAACCGACACTCGTTCCTCTTGATGATAGTCGTCAAGAGATGAACCTAGCTAAAAATGAATTCAAAGAGGTATAAAAGAATGTCAACTAAAGTACAAACAACAAAAGTGATCACTGGTAAAAACACACGCTTCAGCTACTTGAATGCCAATGAGCCAAAATCCATTAACGGAAGCACACCGAAGTACAGCGTCTCCCTCATCATTCCAAAAGATGATATTGAGACTGTCGTCAAAATCAAAGCAGCCATTGAGCTTGCCTACAAGGAAGGTGAGGCAAAACTCAAAGGCAATGGGAAAACAGTACCAGCACTTTCTATCCTTAAAACACCACTCCGTGATGGGGACTTGGAACGCCCTGATGATGACGCTTATCGCAATGCCTACTTCGTAAATGCCAACTCGCCACATAAGCCTGGGGTCGTTGACGGAAATCGTCAAGAGATTATCGACACCTCAGAACTCTACTCTGGTATCTACGGTCGTGCATCTATCTCCTTCTATGCCTTTAACTCTAACGGTAACAAGGGTATTGCTTGTGGGCTTAACAACCTGCAAAAACTTCGTGATGGAGAACCGCTCGGTGGACGTACTCGTGCCGAAGATGATTTTGCGACCGATGATGACGATGATTTTTTGAACTAAATTTAGGAGGATTTAACTAATGACAATCTATTACATTCTACTTTCAACTGTACTCGGAGCTTATGCGTTTCTTGGTCTCTATCTCAACTACATGAGCATTCGTGACGATATTCGTCGTGAAAAAGAGCGTAAGGCTGAAAAGAAACGTCATAGTGTCAACACAACACCACTACGACGTAATCGATAATACTTCTGGTGGCAACACTACTGCCACTTTTTTATGAAAGGACAAACTATGCCAATAAAAGAACTATCCATCGACTTAGAGACCTACTGCGAGGTGGACTTAAGAAAGTCTGGCGTCTATCGCTACGCAGAAGATGATTCCTTTGAAATACTACTTCTTGCCATATCAATCGACAATGGTCCTGTGAGGTTTTATGACTTAATCAAAGAAGAACTTCCTAATAACATTATCCAAGCACTAGTTGATGACACCATTATCAAGTGGGCATTCAACGCTTCCTTTGAGCGTATCTGTCTTTCTAACTGGCTGAAGAAACATCACTCAGAATTATTATCTGATGGCTTCTTATCTCCTGACTCATGGCGTTGTAGTATGGTCTGGTCAGCATACCTTGGACTTCCACTCTCACTTGAAGGAGTCGGAACTGTCCTCAAGCTAAAAGAACAGAAACTTAAAGAAGGTGGAGACTTAATCCGCTACTTCTGTCTCCCCTGTAAACCGACCAAGGTCAATGGTGGACGAACACGAAACTTCCCAAATCACGCACCTAATAAATGGTCTAATTTTATCAACTACAACAAGCGTGACGTTGAGGTAGAGTTAGCCATCAAAGAAAAACTCCGTAACCACCCTGTCCCTGACTTTGTTTGGGACGAATACCATCAAGACCAAATCATCAATGACCGTGGCATTGGTATTGATGTGGATTTCGTCAAAGCAGCTATTGCCATTGATGAAGAAAGTAAAGCCAAAATCCAAAAAGAACTGAAAGAACTTACTGGACTTGAAAATCCCAACTCTGTTCTTCAAATGGTAGGTTGGCTACGAGAGCACGGAGTCACCACTGATTCACTGGATAAGAAAGCTGTTAAAGAACTTCTCAAAACCGTCGATGAAAAGACAGCCAAAGTCCTTAAGTTAAGACAACAGGCAGCTAAATCCAGCGTCTCTAAATACCAAGCTATGATGAACTGCGTCTGTAAGGATGGCAGGGCTAGAGGCATGTTCCAGTTCTATGGAGCCAATCGAACAGGTCGTTGGGCTGGACGCTTAGTGCAACTCCAAAACCTACCTCAGAACCATCTTCCTGACCTTGAGGAAGCTAGAAAACTTTTCAAAACTGGGGACTTAGGAGCTACTGATCTACTTTACGACACGCAGGATACCCTATCACAACTTATTCGAACTGCTTTTGTACCAAGCCAAAATAAGAAGTTCATTGTGTGTGACTTCTCTGCTATTGAGGCTCGTGTTCTGTCTCATCTTGCAGGAGAGACATGGCGAAGCAGGGTCTTTGAAGAAGGAAAAGACATCTACTGCATGTCTGCCTCTCAGATGTTTGGAGTGCCTGTTGAGAAACATGGGCAAAACGCAGACCTGCGTCAAAAAGGGAAGATATCCGAATTAGCCTGTGGTTTCGGCGGAGCAGTTGGTGCTCTTAAAGCAATGGGAGCTATTGATATGGGACTTGAGGAACAGGAGCTGCAACCACTTGTAGATTCATGGCGACAGGCTAACCCCAACATAGTTCTCTTTTGGTGGGACGTGGATAGGGCTGTGAAAACTGCAGTCAAAGAGCAAGTCCAAACCGAGACGCATGGTATTCAATTCGAAGTTACCAAAGGGATGTTATTCATAACTCTCCCATCTGGACGCAAACTATCCTATGTTAAACCTAAAATAAGCGAGAACCAATTTGGTGGAGAATCTGTCACCTACGAAGGTACAGGAACTGCTAAACGCTGGGAACGACTTGAAAGTTATGGTCCAAAGTTTGTCGAAAATATCGTCCAGGCCATCAGCCGTGATATTCTTGCCTACTCGATGAGACAACTTAGTGAGTTCAAGATTGTTGGTCATGTTCATGATGAAGTCATCATTGAGTGTGAGAAAGACCAAAGCCTTGAAGATATAGCAAGTCTAATGGGTATAGCACCTAACTGGATGTCTGATATTAACCTCAGAGCTGATGGGTATGAATGCTCATTCTATCAGAAAGACTAGACACAAAAAACGGTTCACTACTAATTCAGGTAGTGAACCATTTTATAGTACGACGGGCATGTCGTACATCTGAGGTGCAAGTCCTCTGTGGGCACCCGCTACCGGTGAACCCAATAGCGACTCCCAAGCCTGACTATCGTGAGGTAGCGGGGAGAGGAAGGGATAGCGAAATCGTGGCTCTACGAACAGAAACGTGATATGAAGGCGTATATAGCGGATGAGGGGGCTATAAACTCTAAAGTCCAAATAGGTAGTCGTAACCTATATACGTAAATCACGAGAGTAAACGAGGAAAGATGTCCGACTTATCCCGTGAGGTCCTGTCGAGGGTAAAACCTAATAACAACGAACGACAAGAAGTCAGCCGAACCCATAGTAGTGATGAAGTTTCTGTAATGGAAATGGAACGAAGGGGTGAACAACTAATCGAAGTAATCCTACTTCACTTGTG